TCGTCAGGCATAACGCCAAGAGTCGCAATCATAGGGGCTAATCGACCGCCATAGTCCCATCCGCGTTTCTCAACAAAATCCATATAAGGAATATCAAGGCCGCGCTGCTCTTGTTCTTTCTTGATTTCGCCGGTCAACAATGCCTTATCGAAATCTTCAGCATCCAGCCTGCTTGTAAGCTCCGTCAGATCAGCTAGCTGCGCCCCCGTTCGGGATGCCGCAGCACGATCAGCATCAAACATTTGAGCAGCAGCGCTAAATGCTTTGCCGTAAGCGGTTGCCGTCGCATCGCCTACCGCTTCTTGCTTGGCCTTAAAAAGTTCCTCGTTATTTATTTGTGATCGAGAACCACCAAAAGCCCCACGCGAAACCTCACTAGCTGCAAGGCTGTTTTTCTCATTAAGATAGCTCTCCTCAAGTTCGCGTATTGTTGGATCGAGCGCCGCTTTAGTGTACGGATTCATGTACTTAGACATATCGGCATCGAGAAAAGATTGCCCTCCAGCCTTGATATATTCTCCGGCCAGGGCAACCCCATCATCATGCTCGCCAGTAGTTCCGCCGATTTCAAAAGCCGCCCGATGCTCGGGCGTAAAATCCGCTAACCGCTTCCCGTCATAGGTTGACCAGTCCTGATTTGATATATTTTCGGCAACCCCAAGCGTTCGCTGCATTGGCTCTTTTAGCCAGGGCGCGGTCGTCTTGGTTGTAGTTGATTCTGATTTTTCTGACTTGCTTCCACCCATAACAGATACCTAAAGGCCGTAAACGAAAGTTCCACCGACATAATCAAGTCCACACATTGATATAAATCGATCCTTTAGCTCTGCATTAAGCCCTTGCATACTTGAGACGCTAATCGAAGAATTGTAATCATCAGCAAACGATTTTGCAGAATCTAGCAATTTCTCCGCCACCCTTCCTTTCCGATGATCAGGATCGACGTGGAGCCATTCGCACTCAAGCATCCACACCGACATATTCCAGGGGTAGTGCTGTCCAGAAAGTCCTATGCTGCCAATGATTTTACCACTTTCGTCATCGATAGCGATAAAAACAACCCCTTTAGTCATAGTTCTTGCTATCCAGTTAATAGCATCGTCCTCCAGCCACTCGGGATAATTAACCGGCGACTCTTCGTGCCACTGAGAAAGCAAACGGCATATCCCCGAAAAATCGTACAAATCTGCCCGACGTACTTCCATTAACTATTCCCCATTACTGCGGCGACTTGCCGCCACTCATCATTTATCAACACTAGCTGTATTACAGCGCCAGCAGCAATCGTCTTGTTTGATCCACTGTCTAATTGAGCGTTATCGCGGCTTATCGTGAATGAGCTGCTGCCAGTATTGATTACGGCAATATGCTGTCCATTATTCCCGTTAATGAAGTTCGTGACGGTGTAATTTGTTGTCGCTGGAACCTGCAACACCCCCATAGCGTTCTTTTTCAAGTTTCGGACGCTTGGAGTTGTATCGCCATCAACCGCTAAAACAGGGACTTGAATGGCCAAATCATTATTAATCTGATCTATTTCTAAGCCAATCAATCTCGCCAGCTCGTTTAAAGCCGCTTCGCTATATTCAGCCCCGAAACTTGGCAGCCTCATTTTTTACCATGCGGCCTGTAGTCAGCCATAAAAACACCCATTTGCCAGAAGTCATCTATCTCGGTTGATTCTACCCTAACAGCAATTTGTGAGCCTCTTATCCTGGTGCCTATCTGAGTTGTTGAGGAAGTGACATTGTGAGGCCCATTGGTATATTGCTTGGTGTCCTGCGGGAACCTTCTGGCCTTAACGGTAATATCGACACTTCCATCAATCGATTTGAAGTCTGGGATGATCCGGTTTAACCGGATAAATCCAAGATCATTACCAAGCTCAATATCATAAGACTCCGCATAGGAAGCCATCGCCTCGCCGTCAGCATTTGTGCCATCTTCATGCGCGTATATCGTGTCTCCACTTACAGCAAAAACCGTATTGAATATGCCCTGGTCATCATAAAACGCTGTTCGGCTTAACGTCCCGGTAGACCAGTGCCCCTCTTCCTTGTTGTATATGACGTATCTGTCAACCTCCAAACTCCCGCTAGACGGATAAAACCACCAAACCTCAGAGAATTGCTGGTTAGTACCTGCAAAGCTCTTAACTGATTGATCTTCGTTTATGTCCCTGAAAACATATTCCCAGACTTCACAAGGAATCTCCCTTATGATCCCGTCATAAACATAAAAATTAGACTTGGCCATGATGTAAACAGCATCGCCATACTCTACGGCTGAGTTCGGCCCCATGATAGAAATTCGGTTAACAATCTGGCGGATGCCAAAAGTATCTGGAGGACCGATAAACTGCATCGAAAAAATGGCCGAATCAGTAAATATCATGGTTTCGCGCTTGGTATGGACGGCGGTAATTATCCTCGTCCCGCCATCTAGCCGCTTGTCACCCGCAGTATTAGTGCTGGTTGCCGTCCATGTGGTGAAGTTCTCTTGATCACACCACGCCACTAACAAGGGGTCATTGTTAGAGCCATCGTGAGCGCCGAGAGCTATTAAATGACGATCCTCTCTGGAAACAACGATTCTTTCCGCAGTGGTAGGAGCTTGAGAAATAACCACTGCTCTCGTCGTAAATCCATTGCTAGCGTCCCACTGATAAATCGCTCCACCTCTAGGGCTTGCAACTATATCTTCGCCCCATGGTTCAATCGACCAGATTCTAGCGTCAATAAGGATGGATGAGGCATTGCGAGCCGTTCCCCATGTGCTTAGCCCATAGCCGCCAGCGCCATAGCCAAGCCCTAGCGTTTGATGATCGGCACCAATATGTATTTCATAATCGAAATCAACCGTGCCCCCACCGTTAGCGGTTGATGTTGCTGCCGAAGAATGGGTTATCGTGTAGTTGTCGGCATCAACAACCGTTGCGACTTCATACTCTCCGTCAATCGTTACCCCGCCAACTGCCGTTGCGTTTGAAAAAAACACTCGATCACCTGGGTTTTCTCCGTGAGATGTATGGCTGACGTTGATCGTGGTTGATGTGTCGGTAGTATCAAAAGGGTCGGTAAGCGCGGTAGAGCTGATGGGGGCGCTAGAAGAGTCCCTGAGAGGGGTGATGTTATAAACCGTGCCGCCATACCGAAGGTATAGTTTCTTGCTCGTTCCTATCGCTAAAACATTTTCAAGGTCTAATGTTTTGTGCGGCAAAAGCGATCTGGTTACGCCAACAAGCCCGGTTTCCTGCGAAGTCCAGCCGCCAATAGGCTGCATTAACCCCCGTCGAAACCTGATTAAATCCCCTTCTTTCCAGCGCCCTTTAGCCCATCGATCGGTTTCATCTCGATAAAGCCCTGGCGCTAGCTTTAAATCAGTTCTTGCCATCTTTGTTTTCCAAGGCCGGAATAATCCCGCCCATAACTGTGGCTACTTTAGTAAATCCATCGGCAATTTCATTTCTCGTTGACTCCATAACCGCCGCCGGTCTGTTTGATGCCTTTATCACCTCCATTTGCCCCTGCACCATCACCCTGGCTCCACACTGCTCTATTCGCTCTTCTCCAGTTTTGGAGTTCTTCATAACGAACATTTCGCCCTCATCCTTCCACCAGGGGCAATAGGCCTTTGCATTTCTATCGCTGGTTTCTGGGCACTTAGTCCCGACAATCAAGCACTTGCTCATTAGTCCTTAGCCGCAATTATCATATCAATGTAAGACGGTCGCCATGTCCCATCAGAAGCTATCGTTGGCCCAGAATGAGAGTGAGAGCCACCACCACCTTTAGACTCGGTGGTGTTGTACTTAGTGTTAGGGGTTACTGTCCCGGCTATCCCCCCATTGGTTACATTGCTATTAAGGCTTGCGCCATTATATATAATGTGATTATGAGCTGGAATCTGGCTAATGGTTAGAACATGAGAGCCTGTACTTCCATTTGTTAACCCGCTTATCGCCCACGCCCCACCAGACCCGCCGCCAGTGCCGCTTACTATCCTCAGAACCTTGTCGTTTTGTGATGTGTCCTGTGTCCATCCAGTTGGGGCGGCAGCTTGGAACCAATCAGTTATTGATCCAGAAGGAATAACCGCGTCCACTGTCGATTTAATGGCAATGTCATCAGAAGCTGATGGAGCTGCCACCTTGGCGCGGCCATTAGCGTCTCGCGCCATGATTGTTGAAGCGGTCGCCGCCGAAGTACCAGACTCACCAAGCACATAAACATCCGTGCCGTCGCAAAAAACTACGCGGGATTCTCCCTGGGGAACTTCTTCACCAGTCCCACCAGAGGTTGTTACAGTAACGGTGTACGCGCCAGACGTGTTGTTCCAGACGATGTAGTTTTTGGTTTTAGCAGGGACAACAATTTCACGATTAGCCGTTATTGTGCCAATCGCTTTAAGCATCGAATGCCTGGATTCATCAGAAGCCCCGTTGCTGGTCGAGAGGGTAACGTCACCTGAACTTAAATCGATACTGGCAAGCCCTGAAATCGACTCTTCTATAAGGTCGATAACCGTGTTCAGAAGAGTCCCCCAGGTTGCCTCGTTCTCGCCCTGCCCTTGTTTTGTCAGCCTAAGCTGGTCAGTGAATGTGCTAGCCATTTGTTACCTCAACAGGATGCCGCGAATAATGGCGGTTTCTTTGGTTGGAAGGGGAAATGTGAAGGTGAACGTGTCGTTGGAAACCTCTTGGTCATCAACAAAATCGATCACTACCGCCGATTTATTCGAGTCGCTGGAATTATAAATAAGCGCGCCTCTAGCAGTGAAGCTGGCAGATGACCACGAAGGATCATCCCAATCGATTATCAGCACGTCGTCGTCAAATGTCAGCATCGACGATGAGGGCACTAACGTCGCTCCTCCTGCTGTATAACCAGCCCCTGAAACCTCTCCATCGGTCGTGTAAGCGGCGGTATCCTTGTTCAGTGTCGCTGTCGATGAATATAGCGCTATCTTATAGGTATCAGTCCCATAAGACGCATACAGGTCTGACAGATGAGATTTGGTAACGGTGTGAGTTATCACTGCTCTACTTCCGGCTCTCTGTATTCAATGTTCTTCATATTCATCATTTCGTGGCTGGACGCTATGAGCGCGCTTTTATAAAGCTCTACCCAAACAGATATATCTTCCGGCGATGCCTTGATGAACGCTTCGGCTTCCAGCAAACACGCATAGAGCAAAGGCGCTCCTGCATGAGTCGATAGGAAACTCGTCGTGGTTGACGATGTTAAGGATTCTGGGCGGACGATGTAACGCATCTTCCATGAGTAGGTTGAAACCGGCGTAGGGCAAACCCTTAATGATGTTTCGTTAAACTCTGAATAATGCTTTGGGTCGCCGCGCTGGTTGCTGTTAGGCCAATACTGGTCAAGATATTCGTCAGATCGAGGGTTAACAAAGTAGGTTCGCGCCCCGATGACATAAGTTAGCGTCTTAACAGATACCGCATCGGATGGCTTTGTTATCAGTTGATTCCCTGCTGTGAAGGTTCCGGTTGCTGTTGTTTTGAATATCTCAAGGTCAAGGTCTTTTACCAGGCGAGTGTGGCCAAGGCTAATGATTTCATCAATGTGCTCCTGAAACTCGTCGCTTGGGTCTTCTACCCAATCGGTGATAGCGTCAACCAGCGTAGCGTATGTGTAGTTCATGTAAAAGACACCCTTCCAACAGCAGTTCCGATTGGGAACGCTCCGTTAGTCTCGTCGTTGACCAGATCGTATAATGGTAATGAAACAACCGGCGAAAATGCGTTTCTCGGTGGAGAAGGGCGCTCAAGGGCAATAGCCTCGCCAGCAGAAGCCGGAACGTCTTGCGGGTGCGGCGGATCGTAAAAGTCTGGATGAACCATTAACCCAACGTCATAACCGTCCTCAACCATATTAGACAGCAACATCTTTTTGCCGGATCGCTCACACTCTCCCCATGCCTTTTCGCCCCGAGCATATTTCTTCATCGCTCCCCCTACCGCCGCCGCCTTGGCGGAAGTATTGTGGTGTTTGTGCGCTCTCTATCAGCGTCACTTGCTAAGCCAATCGCCTTTTCAGACTTCAAAAACAAATTAGCTTCACGCTCTGGCGCGTACTTTTCGGCCAGCCTGGCTGCTAATCCAGCCGCGAAAGCATCGTAATACCGATAGGGAATTTCTGGGTTTTGAGAAATATCAACAACGGATTCCGTTCGGTAAAGCCCCCAGAACATAAAAACATCGGTGCTATTCTCTGGAGCCTGCCAAAGCGTAACTGTTGGGGATAAATCTCTATCAAGATAAAACCTGTCCGGCCTCCCCTGCTCCGACTTATTGACAATGGCTGTGTATTCATCCCTCGCCATTGCTGACATTGGAACATCAACATCGTCTCGCCTTAACACAGCATCAGTAATGTAGATAAGGTTCTCGCTAAGACGAATTTCCGCCTCCCCCTGGGTTAGCGTGATGCTTTCCTGCTTAATCGTCCAAAGGGTTATCCCAAGCGTTGACCATTCGACCTGCATATAATTCATCGACCGCCTGGCTGATATAAGCTCTTTGGCGGTAAGTTTTGCCGGGTCTTTCCCAACGCGCTCCCATGCTTCATCGATATGGTCAGCGACCTCGGGATTGAATGTGAAAACTCCGCTTGTACTCATGGGTCTAAATCCGACTTGATGACTACATCGATAAATCCTCTGGTCGGAGTCGTCAGCTTTGTTCCATCAGAGAATAGAGTTTCAAACTCCGCCTCATAATCCCCAGAAGTAGCGGTGTCGCCCGATCCCCAGGCGTAGCTAATCCGACCATCAGCATTAGGCGATATGATACTTGCAGAGCCGGTGAGAGTAACCAGCGCGGTCGTTCCCTTCTTTCGCAACTTGAACGTCGTGCTGGTTGCGTTGGTAAGGTCTTGAGCGGCTCCGTTAGCGTCCCGAACCGTCCCGGTCATTACCGGCAATGTATCGCCTTGTTTAATGTAGAAAATCATCAGCTATCCAGATCAAAGGTGTAAGTAGGAAACTCCCATTCGTCAAACCCGCTAGCATCCTCTCTTTCAATGTCTTTTTCAGCGATATAGTTTTGGTCTTTCAGAATAACCACGCTGAGATTGCTAGTTTGACCTGCTGATATTGACTGCTGAATCTCAACTCCAACATCTAACAAGTTGCTAAAATATGCGTCGTACTGCGCTGCCTCTTGAATCACAAGAGAAGGAACCAAAGAAACCGCCATGTCATTATCAAATGATGCTGATAACAAAAAAGTCCCGTCAGTTACTATTGAAAAAGACGAGCATTCATCAAATTGCGTTTGGTTGAATCCTACCAGTTGATTGGCAAAACTAAGCCCGTTAACCCCGCCGAGACTAACTGCTCTTTCAATCACTTTTTCTTCTTCTATAGCGGCGCTGGCCTGAGAAGCAAGCGACACAGGCAAGGGAATTGAAAGCTCCACTCCCAATGAAAATGATGCTGTTCCCCCAAGCGATGAGCTAACCCCTAGCGTTGCATCAGATGACAATGAAACACCAGATGATGAGGCGTAATTAACATCAACACTGAAAACTGGGTTTATCTCATAAAAAAGTTCTGAGCCGCTAGTGTCGCAATGCCAAATAGTTTCATCGTCACCTCCTGTGTCTCTTGGCGCTGTTCCTGGCGAAGAGGCTGATGTTATAACGCTGAAATCATCTGTTGAAAGGCTGTAAATTAAATCCTCTCCCCGATCAGAGTGCCATATAGTACCTGAATCCCCCCCAGCCCCTTCTGGGGTTGTCCCTGGCGTTGATGATGATCGATCCACGCTGAAATCGCTAGTCGATAGCTCGTAAATTTTTTCATCATCACTATCGCAATGCCATATCGTTGAAGAATCACCTCCAACCCCTCTAGGGAAAGTGCTTGGCGATGAGGCTGATGAGTCAACACTAAAATCCGAAACCAGAAGCTCGTATATTAATTCGGTATTACTGTCACAATGCCAAATAGAAGAAGAATCTCCACCGACCCCTGTTGGTAATGTACTTGGCGACGAGGCTGATCGATCCACGCTGAAGTCACTTGTTGAAAGCTCGTAAATCAAATCTGAATCTTGGTCTGTGTGCCAAATAGAACCAGCTTCCCCGCCTGCCCCTCGTGGCTTGCCGCCAGGGCATGAAGCTGATCGAATCACGTCACCAAAAGCCATTACTCACCCACTTCCGCCGCTTTAGGCGGCTTTCTGACTATTTCAGTAATGCCAAGCGCCCCGCGCTCGTATAACTTTTTGGTTTGATCTTGCAGGCTGTCAGTAGGCGCAATATCTGAAATATCAATCGCCTTGCTAGCGATAGAGGCATTAAGCATCGGCTCAGAGTCGATCTTATAGGTGGTTTTCTCGTAGACAGCAACGGCAGCATCAATCTCTGCTTCACTTTCCAAAACCTTAACCCCTTCAATGCCGCGATACTTATCCGCATTGCCATCAACAACAATACGAACCTCGGTGCCAGCCTCTACATCCTGCCAGCCAGGGTGTCCACGCAAATTCGGGTCTTTGTGGTTTACTCCGCCTCCGGCTCGCTTGCCGGTTGCAAAGTTAACCTTTATTAACAGCGCTTTCATTTAACCACCTTCAATCGAAATTAAACTCAGATTCAAACGCCTCAAACTCGAAATCACCATCAGCAATATAATCTTCACCAACTAGAACGATCCCAACAGTGCCGCTGATACCGTCTATTGTAGCCGATCTGCTGGTAATTACACCCGGCTCTGGAACAACCGAAGGAACAGCAGTGATGGTAATCTCCGCCCCATAATCAGTCTGTGTGCTGCCATTAACGGAAGAAACCGCCCCTATTCCTATCAGGGCGCTAAATGTCAGGCCGTCAAGAACCACTACTGATCCGTTCGCGGTCATCGTTACAGCGCTTTCATATATAACCGAACGATCAGCAGTTATCCCGCTTTCCACATCCACCGATACAGAACGAGCAGTAATCACCCCAGGGACAAAGGACAGCCCACCAGACCCGCCGAACGAAACATCGTTCTCAAAGATAAACCCGTTATCAACCAGCATAGCCCCGTCAGAGGCTATAACAATCGTCGGCCCTAGTGTTGCGTCCCTTGCGCCTGTTATTCCTCCCTGACCGCCGTAGGATGATGACAGATACATCATCAGCCCTGGGGATAAGGCCATGCCGCCTTGAGCCGCTAATGTGGCAGCAGAGCCAATTACATTGCCGGGAGTTGAAGAATAATCACCTTGAGCGGCGAGCGCCGCTGCCATCTCAAGCACAAGCCCAGGGGATACGGAAAGCCCGGACTGAGCAGAAATTGAAACTGCTTCCGAATAAACCGACCCGACATCAAAAGACCGGCGCGGCCTTGCCCCGAAAATGCCCGGCCCTAGCCGGGTGATTTCCGTCCCTGAAAGGGCCATCCTTACGCGCTAGCTTGCGTCAGCGTCACAGTGACGTTAAGGGTGTCGCCGTTCTCTACGTTACGGGTCGCAGAAAACGATACCGCCCCATAAAGAACCCCGGTAGTGCCGCCGACAGTGCTGGTCGTCACCACAAAAGCACCGTTAACCGTTCCAGTGGCATCAATGCTGAAAGCAGCTTTGCTCGCGCTGTTATCAACTGACTGAGACGAAACCGTCCCAAGCGTCAAGGTCTGGCGCACACCTTCCGAGTAATCATCAAACTCGATCCAGCCGTTAGTCGCGGTGCTTACGCTAATGTCAGACGCGACATTGCCAGCGGCTATTGCTGAAAAACTGGCGTTATCGATCAAACCAACATAAAAAGCAGCCGTGTAGCTTGACCCTTTCAGATATTTGTCGAGAACATCATTAAGCCCTTCATTAGTAACAAGGTTTTGACGCTCTTCGACCCATTTCAGGGTGCCATCTGATGCAAAGCACTCAACCCGGTAGGTGTTTTTATTCACCACATCCAGATCAACCATGCGGCGAGAAACAATATGCCCCTCAACCTTTGCTCCGCTTTTGCTGTTTTGTTCCATGTCGTTCTCCAGTTAAGCCACAAGGCCAGCTTGAGTAGCAGTAAAAACACCAGAACCAGCCACATAGGTATCAATCAACACCCGATAGGCCATGATTGGCGTAGTGATAGAGCCTTCAAAATCAGTCGTTTTAGCTGCGGCTGATGCGTGATTAAACGCAAGCTCCGGTGTGCCGGTTAGCGGATTGTCATGCGTTTGCTGAACCGTCCAGTTGAAATTGGCATCCGATGAAACATTCATGGCAAAGCCAATGTTGACTGGCGAGACATGAGGATCAACTGGAATCCACGCTGTTGCCGCTTCATCGCTTGAGCCAACCGTAATAGCGCCTGCTGTATCGTCATCAACCGTCACGCTGGTTATCGTCAGGAACTCTTTGCTCCCAATGACAGCCGTCGCATTAGGCCCGGTAATCGTTTCAATCTGAGACTCCCCATAGCGGTTTGTCCCGGTGACAACAAAAGACCTGGATGAATCATTGCCAGCAGAGGTTATGCTTACCCGGCGAGGAATATCAAAGGTAGCGACCCCGGCACTCGCTAAAGTGCCGGTAATCGTTAACTCTTGCTCGCCGCCTGCTGCCGGGGTTTGTGAAGTGCTTACCCCGTCAGGATCAGCAGTAACCATGCCAGGGAATGTAATTACCTGTGGTCGCATGGCTTAACCTCCGTATTGAGCTACCCCGTAGGCTTCTGCGTCAGTGGCTACGCCATTGAGCTTCATCCATACCCGGTAATTAACGGAACCATCGGTCGCAGTGTTTGGCGTAACCGTTCCGCGAACATCGCCGGTAGTTGCCGTTGCGGTAGCGCTAACCCCGGCCACAACCGTTGCAGAGGCAAGCTCTTCGGTTGAGTCGGCATAGACCGCCAGAACGTCATATTCACCAGCGAGCCGATAGGGAAGGCCAAGCACATCACCCCACCCAACGTTAAGGGTATTGGCTTCGGCATCGGCAGCGGCTGTAATAGCGATGGTGGTAACGGTTTTAAAAGCCTTTACCCCATTATCTGCTTCACTGGTTCCAGTGGCGGCAATGGTGATGGTTTCCTGAATCGCCTCGCCGTAAACATCGGTGCCGGTAACGGTAACGGTCATCGCCACAATGGACGATCCATGAGTCGTTAAGCAGGTGATATTCCGCGCAACATCCAGAACTCCAGTCTGGTTAGCACCATCAAGCGGCGAAACACCAGCGTCATCGGCAAACGTATAAGTCACCGTTTCAGTGTCTGGAAGCTCAGTGCCTGTCGCGCCAGCGATCAAGCCGTTAGCATCAAGCGTTAACGGTGCGCCCAGGTCGGCTTGATAGATCGGAGTCATAGGAACCCCGCGCTTGTCATCGCCACCTAACTTCTTTGCGTTCCCCCAGAAAAGGGCATCAGCATGGCTAATCGTATGTTCGGCCATTGGTAAATCTCCTTGAACAGTAAAAAACAGCCGGGGCTATTAACCCCGGCATTCATTGGAGCTTGGTTTAACCGGCACCACCAGCGGAGCCATAAGCGCCGCGTGGATCGGTCGTCCCCTGGG